AAGACTAGAGCCATGATTAATACAGTTAACGGCTTTACTAACAAAATTACTGGCGGCACTAAACTATCAAACACGCCATCATACTTAGGTCTAAAAGAATTAGAATCATATAGAAAATATCTAGCAACTGACGCTTTCAAAGCTACTGGCAATGACCATAGAGGAGCGACTTTAATTTTAACTGAGTTTGACAAATATTACTCAGATGTATTAGATGCTTCTGTGAGGGAAGCTCATTTACTTACACCAGAACAAGTAAATTCAGTAAATGTAGCTAGAGAAGCTTTTGTAAAAAGAGATAATGTTTTTGGCTTAACAAAAACAAGCGACAATCAAGGCATAACAGATAAATCAGGAAAATGGGTTAATGATGTTTTATATAATCAAAATTTGACCGGTTTTGAAACCATGCAAGACATCATGGGTTATAACTACTTAGGCAAACCCAAAGTTGCTATTAGTAGAATAGACAAAATTTATGATGCTATACAATACCTGCCCAACTCAGAGGAGGTTTTGTCAAGCGTACAAACAGATTTTAAAGATGCTTTTTTAAGCAATTTAATGAAGAACTCTTTGGTAGAAGAAAATGGGGAAATAGGACTTAACTTACCTAGATATATAAATAACATAAATAAGTTTACAGACAATGATCTAGGCATGGAGCTTACTAATAAAATCCTTTCTCCGAGAGAAATAACTGAATTAAAATCGTTTGCAGCTATTTTGCAAAAAACAGCGCCAGGCAAAAAGTTTATAAACTACTCAAACACCGCATCTAGTATTGCTAGAGTTTTTGAGTCTTATCCTATGTTAAGCACTATAGCTAAAACAGGGGCTTACGATGCTTATGGACTAAAAGGCTTGTTTACTTTTAGAGCCTTTTCTAGTTTAAAAACCGCTCCAACAGCAGATAAAGCCAAAATGTTAGGAAATATCTTAAACCCAGCTTTTGAGTTTACTGAAGCAGAAGAACAAGCAATTAACAGAGGAATTTATGGAACACTTGTTAACAGCAGTACCCCTACCTTGTCTGGAGTAGAAGAAGCTTTTGGAGAAAGAATACCTTTTGTTAGATCAAGAAATGAACTTGAAGCAATCAGCATTAAAGCAAACCCTAATCAGGATCGCAGAACAAAAGAAATACTGCGTTTACTCAACTATTAACAAACATAGGCGTATATTATGATACCAATGGAACTACTGTCAATGTTAGCATCTACTGTTCTAGGTGGCGTAATGTCAATTATGGCGCAGAAAGGACAAGCGGAAGCTGAAAGACAAAAGATGCTAATGCAACGAGCAAACTTTGCAGCTAAACAAACTGACAAAGCTCGTAATATTACGGATAATCACACCAAACATACTAGACGATGGATAGCTTTGATGTGTGTATTCTCTATTATCGTAGTACCTATCGTTGCTCCAATCTTTACCGATGTTAATGTGGCATATCAGATCGTAACCGAAGCCGATAGTGGTTGGTGGATATTTGGTTCTACTTATGAGACTTCATACTTTGAGCAAGGCAATACAATCTTTATAACAAACCTACAATCACACACGATTTTCAGCATTATCGGGCTTTATTTTGGAGGAGCTTTAACAAGAAAGTAGTTATAAATCAACAACTTACAGGATTAATTTAAGGAGAATATTATGGCAAAGAAAGGATTATATTCAAATATACAAGCTAAAAGAAAAAGAATTAAGGCTGGTTCTAAAGAAAAAATGAAGAAGAAAGGCGATAAAGGAAGACCAACGGCTGCTAATTTTAAACAAGCGGCTAAAACAGCTAAGAAGCCAAAAAAGAAAAAAACCTAATGGTAGCCAAAAAGTATCAAAGCAAAACAGGTGGACTTAATGAAGCCGGTAGAAAGTTTTTTAAAAGAACTACAGGCGCTAATCTAAAAAGACCTGTAACAGGTAAAGCCCCTAAAGGATCTAAAGCAGCAGCAAGAAGAAAGAGTTTTTGTGCAAGAATGGGTGGTGTTAAAGGCCCTATGAAAGATTCTAAGGGAAAACCAACAAGAAAGTTACTAGCACTTAGGAAATGGAAATGTCGGAAATCTTAACAAAACAATGTTTATGGATAATGATAGTGATTATATTGGCTTATGGCATAGCTGATGCTATTGGTGATGTAACATCTTCAGGAGCTACAACTAATACTCAAACAAATACAGCAGGAACTAACACAGCAATAACCGGTGGTTATGAGTCAAGTACTACTTACCAATCAGGTTCTAGTTCTAACAGCACAACGAATAATGAAACCAATAACAGCACAAACACTAAAACTGCTGTAAACCCCTCTAATGCACCCAGTATGAGCGTATATGGTCAAGATAGCTGTGTTATACCACTAGCAGCAGGAATAACTGTAATAGGCTTTTCTGGAAGTTTTGGAAGCTATTATACTGATCCTGACTGCCAAAGAAGAAAGTCTGTAGCTGTATTAGCTAAACTCGGCATGAAAGTCGCAGCAATATCTTTAATGTGCCAAGATGAAAATGTATGGGAAGCTATGATGATGGCAGGTACACCATGTCCTATTGATGGATTAATTGGCGAGAAAGCTAAAGCTAAATGGATTGAAAAACGCAAACAAGAATTAACAGGGGGTACTCAAACTAAACCTAGTATGACCTGGAATAAAGATGAACAAAATACTAATGTTGACCATAGTACTCATAATCACTAGTTGTGCAAAGCATACAGTAACGCTAGGCCCAATGTCAGTTTATGGCAATAACGAACAAGAAATATACTTACCTGAAAGACAATGATAGATTTAGATAGATTCAATATTGTACTAATAATTATGTTAATTTTTAGCACAGTAGCTAATGCAGAAACTACTGGTAATTTATTACCTCAACAGTTTTTTAATAACAATCAAGGACATAATGGTTGGAATTGTACTGATCCATCACATAATCATGGCAATAGCATTGTAGCTGCTGTTCATGGAGATTTTATAGAAAATACTATATCTCTTGGAGATACGCTTAATCAGTCGCAAATCAATGGTGGTTGGACATCTACCTTTGGTGCTGATATGTGGGGCTGGAATACCTACGATCAAGAAATTAAAATGACTCAGACCATAACTGATGCAAACGGCACAATTACTACACAGATAAGAGATGTAGCTATTCCTGGTTGTAGTGGATATAACTGTGGTTCTTACGCAACTTATACAGATAGTTATACACAAGGTTTAAACAATCAAAGTAATTACACAATTAAAGCTAGGTTTGACTTTAGCGAGTCATCTCAGTCTACCTCGCATAGAGCCATAGACTTAAAAAATCCTACGCTTACAATCGAACATAGTCTTTTGTCGGCTACTCAACAAAGCACTATATCAGAAATAAACGAGATAGTAGGCAATACTATAGAGCAACAGGTAGAAACTATAGAGTTTTCACCTATAGAAGAATATACCTTTGAAGTATTTGAAGAACCTGAAATGGTTGTTGAGATGTTTGAGGAGATATACATTGAGCCTATAGCTAGAGAAGAAATTAATACAGGAGTCGTAGATATATTTTTCGAGCCTGTTGAAACAATAGAATTAACCGAACTCCCACCTATTGAGAGTTTTGAAGAAATACCTATGGAGGTAGCATATGAAGAACCAACGACCATCGAATCGTTCTCAGCAGAAGTCCAAGGCTTTGAAGAAAACATTGAAACAAGAGAAAGTTTCAACGACACGCCAACAAGCTCAGTCATACAAGAATTCTTTGCAGAAGAAGTCAGTCAACCAACAGAAGAACGGCAGACCCTCATCGAAACCGAAAACCCTGGCAGAATCTCTGAGCGACAAACTCCACTTGAAGAAGTTGGAGGAGGATCTGAGGAAAGAACAAGCGTTGAAGAAACAGCAGGAACAGGAAATGAACCTTCACCAGGAGAAAATGAAGAAAGAGTTGCTTCAGAGCCTACAGGAACAAGCACAGTCGCAGAAAATACACCTGAAACTGTGGAACAGACTGAAAGCAATACTCCTGAACCTGAAGAAGAAACTACAGTCGCTTCTGAAGAAGTAGATGAAGCTGTCGGAGAAGGAGAAACAACAGATAGTGGATCAGGAAATGGAAGAACTGAAACAGTTGCTGAAAGAGAAGAAACCCTCGAAGGCCGAGGTACTGAGGTGGAGGAAGGCAGGGCTGAAGGAAACACTAGAGTCAGTACTCAAACTATTTCAATAGAATCTATAGAAAAGAAAGTCAATGAAACTCTCAAACGAGTAGATCAAAGACTAATAGCTACTTCCCTCATAGTAGCAAGGGCTATGGAAAGCCCACTTTCTATGGACAATTACGGACAAACCAACAATAATATATTTAATAATCAATTAGTTATTGATGGAGGTAGCTATGATGACCAAAGAGAATACCTTGATCTGCGAGATATATATGCTGAGAATCAAATTGCATATAATGACCCTGTGGCAACAAGTCAAAAGATTCTTCAGGAATCTATAGATAATCGCATAAGAGCAGAAGAACATTTAAAACGAATAAGAGGATATTAATATGGGAGTAAAAGAATGGCTTGGAATAGGCTCACTCATTATTACATTACTAGGATTTGCAATCTTTCAAGGAAAGCTAATCGAAAGAATTAATGTGCTTGAATCTCAAAAAGCAGTAGATATTAAACCCTTGACAGCAGACATCGCCATTAACAAAGCAGAGATAGCAGTATTAAACGCTAAAGTTAATGAAATGAAAGCCAGGTCAGACAACCCATTAGGTCAATAATATGCCAAAAAAAATAGACAAAGAAAAAGAAGAAAATTTTATTAAGTTGTTTTGTGAGTCAGAAATCTCAGGGAACGCTACTAAATGTGCTGAAAGGCTAGGTTATCAAGCTAATAGTAGGCAGATGGGAGCGTATTTAAAGAACAAGTTATCTACTGAAATAAGAGATTACTCAGAACAAAGAATTGCAAACACTAGCGGTTTAGCTATAAATGTACTACAAGATTTGTTAGTCAACTCTGAGCAAGATAGCGTAAAAATGAATGTTGCAAAATTGATCTTAGAACTAGGAAACTACAGCCAAAGCACTATTAATCTAAATGTAGACTCTACGGCTAACAAAACAGACGAGGAGCTTATAGAAGAATTAAAAGCTTTTATAGTAGATATGCCACATTTATCCCCTAAATTAGAGGTTGTAAAAGCCTTAAAAAGCAAAGAGGACAACAAATTGCTGTCCCCTAAGAAAGATACAAAAGATTTAGTCAAGCACTAAGCCGCCCAAATCTTTCAAAATATTATTATCGCTATCATCAGTCCCACAACCAACGACCCTGCCCAACATAGCATAAACTCAGGCTCATCTTCATACAGGTAATACAAGTACATTCCTAGCCCTGCTATGAGTCCGATAAAACATATCATTCCAACCCATAACCATAACATCAATACATCGTCTATCATTTCATTTCAACCTTGTTAATGTTGTAAGACTTAATAAAACTGTCATGTTCTTTTTGCGAAAAAACCCGACCAGGCTCTTTAACCGAAAGCTCCGCAATGTATTTTTGCCAAGAATTTTCAGCACTAACATTGTTAAATATCTTTGAAAAATTTTCATCGAAAGCTTTCTGATTTTGCACAGGGCGAAATTTACTACCTTTAGACATAATTATCTCCTACCATTCGTTACTTTCTTCAACAGAATCAGATGGTTTCTCAGGATTTTCTTTAACTAGATCCTTTGGCTTTTCAACCAAAGAACCTTTCTTCAGACTCTCATACTGCTTCTTAGACCTTTCTTTTTCTTTGTCTGGATTGGCAGCATACCTTTCCCTTCTCTTTCTGTTGCGCTCCTCTCTTTGCTCATCAGTCATAGATTTTCTATATTCAACCCATTTATCTTGGTTGTTTTTATAGTAATCACGACTGTTTTCCTTGCACTTTTCTTGATTTTCTTTGTAAAACTTCTTGTTTGGCATAATTTTTTCCTTAAAAATCCCCATCATCAAAGAAGCTGTCCTTGCTTGATTTTTCCCTTACAGGCTCTCCGTCAAGAACACTCCCACTTGTTTGAGCCACAGGTTGTCCGCCCTGTTGCTTGGCTTTCCACTCATCTTTTCTTTTTTGCTCCTCGATAGCTTCCTGCGGTTGCTCATCACAAGTAAGATATTTAGTGGTCATATAGTAATTCTCAGTATCATTTTGATCCTGATTTATATACGAAACAATTTTGACCCAATGCCCTTTGTCTTTGTTGAAATGCCAAGGTTTTGCAAAGACAGGTGGCGCAAAAGATGTTGGTGTCTTTTTCGCTTCCTCCTGTGCTTGATAGATAACCTCGCCTAGTTGTGGATATTTCCATTTATTAAAGTTAACATGGAACTTAAATTCCTTTATGTTTTCAGCCATTTTATTTACCTCCTTGGGTATCATATCTTAGTATCATTTTCTTTAGTTCTTCCGCAATTATAGGGTGTCTTTCTTTCGTTGGTGGATTTTTAAGTGTATTACCATCAACCAAAGCTAAAGAGAACTCCTCTAACAGCGAAATTAAGTATTTTTGGAACTCTAAGTTGTAGTTATACTGCCAAATTCGAGTTCTTTGTGGACTCCAAGCAAGAAAATAGCTTTTCGTTATGTTGTATTTTCTATCTTTTTGCATGTTTACAACTAATTGCTGCATAGCAAGTTGCCATAAATATCTCTCAGGAACATGGCCGTCTTTAGGCAAACCACATTTCTGTAGGCCCTCTTTGTCAAAACATGAAAGCCCCATGTCTGGACACTTTACCTCTACGAGTGTATCAAGGCCAACCACTCCATCAGGAGTTGCGCTCAGATCAATGTGATATTCAGATTTATCACCAAGATTTAGCCAATCTCTAACCACAAACCTATCTCTGTCTTGATTACCGAGTATAAATCTAGGGACTTTCTTAGTTACTTTGATAAACTCTGCTATACCATTACGCTCATTTTCACGACCATAAATAACTAAGGGGTTGTCGCTCAAATCAACTCTATCTTCTTCACCCTTGATAATACTAGCCGACTTTTCTCTTGGAGTGTCATAGCCGATACAAAGGTTGTGTGCTTCAGATGCTGATAATCTATAAGATTTCTGCAAGTTCTGCTGTGTTTGTGCGTTCATTTATCTTTCCCTCCTTAATTTTATCTTCGATTATCTTTGCTTTTTTCTCAGGGTCTGTTTCTTCAGCAATACCTTTGAGATTTGCATCTTTTTTTGTTGGTTTTTTCAAAGGAACTGCTTTCCCTTCTTTGGCAGAATTGCCATCATCGTCCTCTGAAGGAAGGCCGTACAAAGACTGTAGTCCATATCTTTTTGCATAGGTTATACCAGAACCCAACTGATGTGGGTTTGTTATATCTCTACAAAAAACAGGAACTTTACACTTAATTGATTCCATGCAATCCATGTGTCTTATGGTTGTTTCCACAAAAACTTGCATTTCTTCTGTAAAATTAACTTCCTGCGTGAACACAAGACCGAACTGACTTCCTTGATTCGCTGCTTTAATCACATCTTCAAGGGTGCTGTATTCAGACTTAAAATGTGGGTTTGTCCCACTAAGTCCTGCACTAATACTGAGTCCTTGAAACTGATTAAGTGCTTTCAATAACTTATTATCGCTCATAATTTCCTCACTTTGAATAATTAAATAGCTACATAGCTAAATTAACAATACGACAATATTGTTGTCAATGCAAACATTTATGTTAAAAATAGTTTTGATTTGTTAAATTACTATGCTAGGGTCTATTATAATATATATATATAATATAATTATTTAATTATTAATATTTATATATATATATATATAAATAATAGTGTAACGATAGATTTCCTCATAGGTTTGTCGTTACATTATAAAAAATACAGGGGCAATTATGACAGAAGATGAATTTACTAATCTAATGGGCAGAATGGAAGAAGCCTACCCAAGCCAACCTAAATATAAAAACACACAGAAGGCAATATTCTGGACAGCATTACAGGATCAGTCATACAAGGAATTAGTTTATGCTTTCGTTGAACATTGCAAGATAGATGAGTGGAAACCTCAAGTGCCAGTACATTTATTAAAACATTTAACCGGCAAAAGCGTTCAGTTAAGAGAAAAATTTATGCTTTTTTTTCAACACAAGGAGATCAAAGATGAATTGGCGGTCAGCGTAATTAAGAAAATGGGTATAGACAGGCTAAGAAAAAGCACCGAAAAACAATTTGAATCGCTTTTAGATGAATTTTGTCAGCTATATGGACAAGCAAAAAACAAATCTATTTGTGAATCATTGCCCAAAAATATTAAAAAGAAACTATTGGGAGCGGTCAAGTGAGTTTAAGACTTTCTCAAGAGGAACTTGAAAGAAGCTGCGAGTTTATCGAAAAGCTTGGCGCAGAACTATCTAAAGTTGAAGAACAATTATATAATCTTGAGGAAGAAAAGAAAGTTTGTTTTGCCGACTGTTTTATTAAGTTATCTCAGAACAAATTAACCTTAGAAGAAAAAAAACAAATTGCCACCACAGACCCTGAAGTTCAGACTTTAACCCCTAAAATAGCAAAACTAATTGGCCTTAGAGTAAAATACAGGAATCAACTCAAGCTAGAGGACAACAAACTTAACCTCTGGAGGACGATTTCAGCAAATACAAGGCGAGAACAAGACTTTTACAACAAGTTAGGAGATTAATATGCAAGAGAACAGAGTAATTAATTTTTATCCAGACGCTTTTGACCCTATGTTTTGGAGAAATAGGCACAGAAACACAAGGGCTTGGCACAATTTTCACATGAACAACCCTAAAATTTTTCAAGAAATCTGCAAAATTGCTGACAAAATGGCAGAAACAAGAACCCATTATTCTATCGAAACCATCATTCATGTATTAAGATATCATAGAGATATCGACACAGTTTCTGAAGATCATTACAAAATTAACAATAACCACAAAGTTTTTTACAGTCGGCTCTACATGAAGTTAAGGAATTTAGATGGCTTCTTTTCTGTAAAAGATGAATCTTTGGCTAATGAAATAGATTGGGACGAATACATAAAGGTATATGGTAATAAATTTGGCTTATAGGAATAAAAAACTATTAATTTTATTAAGAGAATTGCCCTGCATGAATTGTGGGGCAGAAGACGGAACTATTTGTGCTGCACACAGAAACCAGGGCAAAGGAATGGGATTAAAAAACCCTGACTCATTAGTGGCTAGTTTGTGTCATAGGTGTCATTACGAACTTGATAATGGGAAGTCTTTAACTAAGCAAGAAAAAAGATATATGTGGGATCAGGCTTACATTAAGACTATGCAATATTTGATAGAAAAGGAGAAAGTTGTTATAAATGATTGAAATTGAAAGCAATATTAGGATTACCAAGCAGTCAGAATATCACGAATATATTGACGCAATGATATCTATGAACAAAGGAGATAGCTTCTTGGTTGATAATTATAAAATAGTTGATGCAGTTAGGGCCTATGCTCATAACAAAGGTTTTAAAGTAACTTACAGGACTATACACGAAACAGGAAAGAAGAAAAAATTTAGGATTTGGAAGATAAAGTGAAACAGAAAGACATTATTAACAGGCCCAAGCATTACACAAAAGGCAAGATAGAAGTTTGGGATTTTATTATAGATCAAAATATGGACTTTTTAAGCGCAAATGTTATTAAATATATTTGTAGACACAAACTGAAGGGCAAACCTTTAGAAGATTTAAACAAGGCCAGGGCTTATCTCGATAAACTTATAACGGAACAAAGTAAGAATGAATAAAGAGTTATTAACGATGTTAGCTCCAAAAACACAAAGTTTAGAAAAAGGATCTGGCAGCAATGACTCTATTACAACTGAAGATATTAATTTAATGCTATCTTATTCTGATTTAAACAAAGAAGAATATAATTTTTTATTAATGAAGTTTGTGTCAGCAGACACATACAGGAATAGCTTTGTTTCTGAAATAGCTTTAAGACATATTGACAAAGAACATGAGGTTCTGGAACATTCTTTTCTTAACAAGCTAATAAACTTGGCGGTAATAGAGTGTTGCGAACCTAAATGTATTTTCTGCAATGGTGTGGGAACTATTACTACCATAAACAGCATTACTAAATGTCCGCATTGTGCTGATGGTGTTTTTAATTTTACTGACGAAATTAGGGGTGATTTATTAAACATTGGTGATTTTGTTAAGTACAAAAAAATGTACCAGAATTTAATTGCCATCATACAGGATATTGAAATATCCGCTTTATCTAAAATAGGTGATACATGATAAGAGTAAATTTAGATACTTTAAGGAAAAAGAGAGTAAGAATTACACAATTAGATGGAAAATTACCTAATTTAGCTTTAATGAAATTATCACATTGGCATAAATTTAAGGGAGATGAAGTTTATTTTACACGATCTGCAAGAAAAGAAGTTTTTGAAAATGATTATGATGTAGTTTATGGATCAACAATATTTCAATTTTCAGAAAAAAAACAGCAAACATTTCTTAGCGAATTTCCAAATGCGATTGTAGGTGGAACAGGTACTGAAAATAAAACTAAAGTAGAAGATATTATTAATTTAGAAAGATACGAGTATTTTGACTATGATCTATACCCTGATTACCAGAACAGCATAGGTTTTTCACAAAGAGGGTGTAGATTAGCTTGTAAATTTTGTGTTGTTCCTAAAAAAGAAGGCAAAAACAAAGGAAATAGTGCAATAAATGGTATTTGGAGAGGTGATCCTTACCCAAAAAACATAGTTCTATTGGACAACGATTTCTTTGGGCAACCAAATTGGCAAGAAAAAGCTAAAGAAATGATAGAGGGAAAATTCAAAATTAATTTTAGTCAAGGCATCAATATAAGACTTATTGATGAGGAGTCTTGCGAGATGCTACCACAAATTAATTACAGATGTTCTAAGTTTAAAAACAAAAGAATATACACTGCATGGGATAATTTGGGAGATGAAAAAATATTTATGAAAGGTGTTGAAAGATTGACTAAATATGGTGTACCAACAAGTCATTTGATGGTTTATATGTTAGTTGGATTTAAAAAAGCAGAAACAATGGAAGATATTTTATATAGGTTTAACAAACTGAAAGACTTGAAATGCTTACCATATCCTATGGTTTACGACAGAAACAACAAAGAATTGAAGAAATTTGCTCGTTGGGTTATCCAAAGACATTATAAATTTATTGAATGGGAAGATTTTTCACAAGAAAACAGAAATAAATTTTATAGAGATCAAAAAGAATCTGAGGATCAAATGGATTTATTTCACAATAATTGTGTAGTGTCGGCATTATCTGAAACAGGTGATACATGAAAAAGAATTACTATTGTTATAGGGCTACAGTTACCTTTTCAGGAGCTGTTGGCGCTAAATCAGAGCAAGAAGCTATAGATAAAGTGGTCAAAGATAGCGAAAGATTACCAGAAACTGTGTCGTTTAAACCTAGTGAGGTGCGTGTTAGATTGCTAAAACGCAAACCAGAGAAAGGATTGTACCACGATCCTAAGTATGAACTATGAAAGTCATTGATTTATTTAGTGGCATAGGTGGATTTAGTTTAGGATTAGAGTCTACAGGTGGATTTGAAACAGTCCAATTTGTAGAAAATAACAAATGGTGTCAGAAAGTATTAGCAAAAAACTTTTCGAATGTACCGATAACAGGAGATATTAGAAATTATGAAGGACAAGAACAAGCAGATGTCGTTGTTGGAGGATTCCCATGCCAACCTTTCTCCGTTGCAGGTAAAAGAAAAGGCACAGAAGATGATCGCCACCTCTGGCCAGAAATGTTACGAGTCATCAAAGCATCGAAACCAAGATGGGTTATTGGCGAAAATGTCAGGAATCTTACTTCAATCCAGGAAGGCATGGTATTCGAACAAGTGTGTACTGACTTGGAAAACGAAGGTTACGAAGTCCAATCGTTTATTATTCCAGCTTCAGCAGTCAACGCTCCACACCAAAGATATAGAGTCTGGATTGTGGCCTACTCCGAGAGCAGCAAATCCAGGAAGCAGACCGAATGGAAAAGGGGGCAAGATACTGAACGAGGAAGTGATGATAGCAGAAGGGTTGAGAGAGAGGGGTCAGAAAATGTGGCAAACGCCCAATGCGATGGACTCACTTCCACCAAGAAGCGAAGAAGCACTAAAGAAACAATACGACAAGAATCGCAAGGGGAGAACAGAACACTCGACTCTCAGGGAGCAAGTGGTTTATCCGAAACCACAAAAAATGTGGCCAACTCCGAGAGCAGCAATAGGAATGACCATGAAACTGTCAAAAAACCTAGCAAAGCTAAAACACAAGAAGTATCTGGAAACAGAGATGGCATACGAGCTACACAAGGAAAACCCATCGGAAAAGATGTTTCCGACTCCAACAGCGAGGGATTACAAGGACTCGGGGAAAGCAGTAGTAAACTCGACAAGGAAATTACTCCCACAAGTTATAGCGAAGAACAACAAAGAGGAATGGATCACGAAAGGTTCAGCGTTGAACCCGGAGTGGGTAGAGTGGTTAATGGGATATCCAATAGAGTGGACAGAATTAAAGGACTAGGCAATGCGATAGTGCCACAGATTGCCTATCAAATTGGACTTGCGATATTAGAAGCAGAAAAAAAATGACAATAAAAAAGGGCAACCATCTCTGATTGCCCTAAAATAACCGCCTAATTTTTACAATTATGGATCTATAGTGTCCCCAAAACAGTCAATATCTTTCTTTCTATCACCATATTCGTCCACAAAATGTCCATAAACATACTCTTTTGCTTCAGTTTCACTCATTGAGCATTGCTTTCTAAACATTTTTATAGCTTCCTCAACAGTAATAGACTTATCTTTTTCAACCTTTTCAGTTAAATCAAAAAAGATTTCGTTAAATGTACTCATACTAAGTCCCCCTCTAAAAATTTATTAAATGTGTCCACTTCAACATAGCCAACAACAAACCTTTCATTACAATCTAAAACTTCTAATGTGGTTTCTGCGCTATCAACTTCTGACCAATTCATATGGTCAGCCGAGCCATTTTTTAATATAGCCGTTGTCCAAAGAACCTCACAACCTCCCATCATATCTGTTTCTATAATGTAAGCATTTCCTGAAAATTCTTTTGTTGTAAATATTTCATATTTATTTTCCATTTATCTATCCTCGTTTATTATTTCGTATTTATATGGTCGCCATTTCATACTTAATCAAGCATTAGGCAATTACCCTAAATGAAGTTTCGCCCCATTTAATAGTTAAATTGCCATTAACACGAAGTCTATCAAGTTGCCTATCATCTAGTGGCACAAATTCTGCAAAATCATCGCCACCAACTGCATGGACACAATCTTCCCAACAATCACTTTTGTTAGGATTATATCCATCTGCATAGACCACAAGGTTTTCCTTTCCTTTGGTCGAAAAGGCATTCATTAAATATATTCCCTCATCTTTGACAAGCCATACACCTTTATTTGTGGCTTTTTCTCTCGTATAAGGTTTTTTAATGTCTTTAGACTTACGAGTTTCCTCTGCAAGTTGTTTCAAAATTTTTGAATTTTTGAATGTCAATGTTGTCATAATAATCTCCTATTTTAAATTAAAGTGGATTATGTATATCCATACGATGTTTTGACCAAAGTATGTAATCAACATATTCTACTAATGGGTGTTCTCTTTTAGTTTCATTAAATGGACTTTCATCTAGTGCTTTTTTATACTGCGAAAACTTTGTATCTTTTTTTACTAATGCTCTGTTTTCTTCAGTATTCAAACCACCCTCTGATATCAAATAACCAATGCCACCTTTATATTCTGTCTTGCCATCAACTTCTAGCATTATAGGATTTTTTCGTGCATTTAAGTTAAGACCAACAAATTTTACTTTTTCCCCTCTTTTACTTGTAAAAGTTGAGTTAAAATGAGTTGTGCTTGATATAAGTTTATATTTTTTAAGATATTTAACTAAGTTTTTGAAGTGTGTTACTTCTTTTTCTTTGCCTTTAATCTTAAAGATTGTTTGTGCTTTGAACTGAGAAAGTTCGCCACTTTCATCTGTGTCGTAGGTAATTCTACCTAACTCTATAAATGAATTTATGTCTAATTTTTCTCTTATTTCAGCATCTGCTTTCGCTAAATGTTGATCTATTATCTTTCTTATTGAAGAAAGTTGATTTTTGATTGTCATAATAATCTCCTGTTTTTAACTAATATGGCTTATGCCATATCTATATATTAGGAGATAACTACCTTAATTACAAGACATAATTACATTAATTACAATAATAATTTAGCTACTGGATCAATCTATACTAGACATTGTAAATGAACACCTGGGACTCATAACACAGCCGAGAACCGCCCTAAACCTCCCATTTAGGCTTGTTTTATACTAAGAGATACATAAACAGATATACTTTTGTATTGCTAGACAAAGATAGGCTTATACGATTATTGTTTTAAGGGAGTTAAATGGGTTGATAGTCTGGTTGATAAAAAAGAAAGATATCTTTTCCTATGCCCTCACTCGCCAAATAAAATCCCAGAAACAATGTTCTTCGGCCCATTCTGTTCCCAGATCAAACCCAGTCTATTGGCATACCTAATCATACCATATTAATACCTTAGCTACAAGATATATATTACCTTTATTACAACTAAATTTCTTG